GTACGCTTGCGCTCTAAAAAAGCCCCCTGTGAGCGTGAGCCCTTGCTTGAGTTACATGGCTTGCAAGCTGTGACCATGTTGTCAATATCAATAGCCAACTCAGGTGCTTTGCTAATTGGAATGATGTGATCGATAGTCATGTCCTTATTCTCAGCACCACAGTAGAAGCAGACATAACCATCACGAGCCAAGGCTTTAAGCCTTACCTCTTTATACTTCCTCGATAGTCGAGGGTCGTTGCGCTTGCTACTCATTGCCAACCCTTAACTCTTAGGTGATGTAGTGCCTTACAATAGTTAGGCTCATCATAGCGTGTTACGCCATATCTGTTAGATACATAAGACCAGAACCAATAGAACTGGTAATCATCTGGCGCATCTAATAGAACCTCACTCTTACCTTGATAATAGCCATAATGAGATCCATTAATAGCATCACTATTAAATCGTGATTCTTTGAAGATAATCTGATTATGACAATACTCTTGAGATTCAGTTAATTGGTAATCAGCTAATTCTTTAACGCTTTGAATAGGATCTATTGAGCCTTGCGTACTATGCGCTGTAAGCATAGACAGAGCTATCCCACTAGCGATGGCTACCGAGCGAGCTATCCGCGAAGCGGCTCGCTCTGAGCCCCTGATGGGCTCTAGCCTAGAGAGTACCGAGCTTGTCAAGTATGTTGAGCGCATGATTCTCCTATCGTCTCACTATGTGAGAGTGAATTAGGTCACATCTATCTGTTGTCAGTTGAATAGAATCCCGTGCCCTTGAAGATAGCCGCTGGAACGCTTGAATAGACTTTATTCATAGGTTCATCGCAGAATGGGCAATTAATGTCATGAGGCTCATGTATAGCCAGTTCATGATCTAGGATAGCTGTGCTTTCACAGTCATCATTTCGGCATTGGAATTCATAGGTAGGCATTACTTACACGTCCTGCATGGCACATTGACCAACTTCCACGATCCGCATTGTGCGCATCTCTCAGGCTCAAGTTTATCAGAATCGGTCTGAATATCACCATAACCTGCCTTGAGCAATAGACCAACCAAGTCTTGAAACCGCATAAATGCAAGATACTGAGATGCATCTTCCCCTTGTCCATTCATACGGCACACCACGGCGCTCAGCTCCTTGCCTTGCGACCTCTTCTCGACTTGCCTGATCCATGCTAGAGGTGCGAATTCTGAGCGAGCTTTGATTTCCAAGTCGAACGGAACTTGGTGAACGTCTTTACCCGCACCCCTTCCGATGCTTGCGCTTCTCCACCAAGTTTGTAGATAGGAGACAACTACGCGCTCAGTACGAAAGCCTCGGCTTTTTCTGTGATTGGTCATGCACGACCAGCAGAATTAACTGTGCCACATGCTTCGCATGTCCACTCATGTTTTAAGTAACGCTGACGAATCTGTTGCGAATTAGGAAACTTATTGCACATTTGACATATCAATGCGTAACCAAGCTCTTCAAGCATCTTAGCGTTCTCGCGCAGATTGGCTTCTTGCTCAGGCGTTGGGAATGACTCCCACTCCCCATCTTGATTAAGGAATTGTATATGTCCCATTAGTTGTCACGCTTTCCCCATGAGCCGTCAGCTTTGATCTCGTACCATATAGGCTCACAGCGTTCAGCTTCACCCAGAATCTTGCCTATGCAACGCCAATGACCCCACGGCTTACCTGCCTTGCTAGTCCCAGTCTTCCAGACCATCTCGCCATGAGCGCAACGCTGTATGTCCTTGTCCGTTGTGCCACCAAGAATCTCCTTGACCGTCTCGACGGCTTGCTCCATAGTCTGAACTGGAGCCGCTTCCCATTGTGTCCATGGATCATCTGCCTTTGCTACTGGGACATATTCTTTGGCTGTTTCTGCCATCTTTGCCTTTGTCTGTTGTACGACTTCTTGTACGACTTGCTTTGCAGCTACTTTGCTCATCTCTTCGCGACTGGCACGCTTGCCTTTAGTAGCGTATCCAGCGTTAGCCAATGCACGACCGATAGCAGATGTCTCGCAATTCTCAAGCGCGCTTGTTGCATTGACCCCACGCCCTTGAACTGTTTCCTCTGCCAAGCCCGTAGTCCACGGTCTTGCATCAGCTTCGGTTCTATAAATTGATGCCAGTACGATAAATCTTGATGCAGTTGCTTCCACGATTGTTGTGTGGATTTGTCCATCTGGGTGATCCTTCCAATACTTGATTAAGCGTTCTTCGACTGTCTCGTAATCATCTAGGTTAAACATTAGTCAAAGTCCTCTCCGAGAGCGAGTTCCCCTGCGATACTTCCGTAACCAAGCAAATCGAGCCAGTGGTCAAGCACGTATGGGGACTCTTGTGTTCGGCTAATTTTGACGAGCTGCATGATGACTGCGACTTGATAGTCGTGTATTGGAGTTTCAAGATATGCTGATAAGAGCATTGCGGTTCGGCGCATGTTGTCTTTACTGTCACCGTGAGTAGCGTTGCGGACACGGATTGTGTCCCCTGCTGTTGCAAGAAGTTCATCAGCCTTCATCGCCCGACCTGCGCTGTGAGCTTCTCGTAATGCTTGCGTACTGCCTTGCGTCCTTCGACGTAACCAGCGCGTTTTCCATCTGCGTAAAAGATAACTGCTACCAGCACGTGAGTTGCTAGTAAGATCAACTGTAAAACTGTCATTGTGAGCCCTTTCTGTTGTTGGTAAGCCAACTCTACAGAAGGATTAGGACACAGCCACCTTTTTTACATAACGAAACGATAACGATTTCATCAATCGATTCATCTCCGAAGTCTGGTCTAGCGAACCCTTCCATATACCTTGCCTTGAACGATAAATGTGCCGTTCTTCTCGATGTTGATTATGTCCACTTGAACGGTTGAATTGTGGACGTACATGATGGCGAAAGCCTGTTGCCAGTTAGCCGTTCCCTTGGTATATGAGGCTTGCTTAAAGTCCATTAGGTTTCCTACCTCAACACCATGCAGAACACGCCCTAAACGCCCTCCAGAGGCTTCTGTGAAGGCGCTACGCCCTGCTCTGTGAGTATGTCCTGAAATGACGTTCTTCCCATGCCTACGGGCTGCTTCAAGGGCTGAAAGACCCCCTAGATTCTTGATGGGTGTATGGTCGCCATGGACTGCTATCCAGTTGGGTGCGATAGCCATAGGGTTCTTGTGGAAGGTAATGCCAAGCTCGTCGAACTTCATGAACTTCTCAAAGCGCAGCTCTGGCAAGGATAGGAATGACGGAATCTTCTTCATAATTACGTTATACAGGCGGTCTGTGTGGTTAGACCTGATGCAGTCGGTAACACCTAACTCCCATAGCAGATCAACGCAACGGTCTCGGTCATCGCCTAGGCTTTGCTCGTAGGCTTGAGGCGTGCCTTCTGACCACTTGCTAATAGTCTGAAAGTCAATCTCGTCACCGATAGTGACGGTCTGGTCTGGCTTAAAGGTTTTGAGGAATCTTGTTATATTGCGAGTGACGTGTACGTCCTCGAACGGGACTTGTAAGTCCGAAAGTATTACGATTCTTTTAATCGTCGTCCTCGTCATCATAGGGAATATTATCTATGCGATTGGGAAGGTTAGGTATTATCCAATCAGGGAAGGTTTCACGATCAGCGAGAATCCAGAAGGCATGAGTCTCTGAGAATCCAGCCTTGCGAAGAGACTTGTAATACTCGTTCAACGCTATTGCATAAGCATCTAAAGCGGTGTAGGTGTCTAAATCTATGGTTGGTCGTTTCCTTGCCATAACTTTATTTTCCCTTAACTAATAGCTCCAGCATCGCTTCGACACGCACTAAGCGGTCATTCATTGAACCGCCACCGTTGGGCTTGAGTTCTTGTAGGTAATGTTTAATCATGAACTGCACATAAGCAGCCACGCCACCGAGGACTGTTACAACTCCTACAGCCCAAGCTGCGAGGTCTGCCGCGCTCATCGCTTAGGAGTTGCGTAACCGAATACGCCAGCCAAGACTGCCCAGAGGATAGAGCGGTAATCCGCTGCAAAGTTAGAAGCTGCCCATGCTGAGAGAAACGCTCCCGCTGTGAGAACTGCTGGATTCTTCATATTCATGCTGTGCCGCCTATCATCGGGATATTAAAGAACGAGCCATCTGCATCGCCCTTCTTGCTAAAACTGACATGGCAATGATGCCGATGAGGATTGATTCCTTTATAAGTAATCCAACGCCATAGGGATTTACCAGAGGCGATTTTGCCGTCGAAGATGACATAAGCAATTCTTGAGTCAGACTTTGCTGCGTGTCGTATCTGATCTGCAAGGTCAGGCATGAGGTCTGGCTTTGCCTTGCCAGATAAATCCCTGTCAATATCAATGGCTCGGACGATACCCTGTTCATCAGGATTGTGGTCAGAAGGACGTGCCGAATGACGAGCGTCGCCAATCCAGCCGTCTGAGGTGCGATCTCTATCTGGGAAACTATCATCAATCTGCAACCGCAACTGCTGACCTGCTTTGCATAACTTTGGGGTCATGCCAATAGAGCAGAAACTTCGTCAGCGGTTAAACCGAGCTTTGCCAATACTTCTTGCTTTTTGGCTTCAAGGGCTGCCTTAGCAGCATCTTCTTCTGCCTTCTTCTCAGCCGCTAACTCTGCCTGATAAGCAAGTTCAGCAACCTCGGCATCTGTTAGCTCGATGACAGTCTCTACGCCTGTCTCGCAGTTGATTTCGATTCGTGTTGGATTAGGCATTTTTGACTCCATATAGATAGGCGGTTGAGTATTGGACGAACGAATTTGGCGGTGTTAGACGGATTGATGAAATTGCTGAAGTTAAATTGTAAAGATTGGAGATGAAAGTCAAATAGGCAGTGGCACCGTTATTTTCAGTGGCACTATCGATTGACATCGATTTCTGATTTGTTCCAAACGCATTTGGAATATAAATGTCAATTGACCCAAAAGTGCTGGCAGTTGAAGTAGAAGGATTTATATTTCCAGCAAATGAAAACGTTGTCCCGCCAAATGATGAAGTTGATGAGCCATCTCCTTGTAATCCGCGAAATGTGGCTGTTGTCCCGCCGCCATTGAAAGAAATTGCCATACCAGTATCAATCGCAGAATTTCGTGCTGAAATTTTCAAAGCCAAATCGGTGAACGTGTTTGGAATACTTGAAAAATCGATAGTAGAAGCACCACCAGCACCGACTGTGCTTGATGCGATAAGTTCAAAGGTGTTTGCCATTATGCCGCCGCTTTCAAAATAAATACTAGACCAAGAATAGAAATTGATGCAATAACAATTAGTTGAATTGCAAAAGCATTATCGGCTTGTTTTTGTAGTGCGTTTCTAGTATCTCTCATTATGCCGCCGCGATTCCGTAGAGTGTAAAAGTAGAGCCAGCCGCAAAGGACTTGCTACCGAGAAGCGTAATTGAGTTAATTGCCGCAGTCGAACGCCAGAGACCACATTTAATTCCGACATTAGAGTCTGCTGGGTTTGCTGATTCGCGGTTAATTGCCGTCTTATATGTAGTCGTGTTTGAGTAGTTCATAATCTGCATGATTTCTGTGCTGATTGTGTTTGAAAAATAGCCAAGAATATACATTTGATTTTCATTACTAGCGCGACCAGAAGAAGCTGCTGTGCCGTTGCCTTCTACCCAAGTGCGTGAGTAGTTTGTGCCAGTATCGCCATTGAAGCGAACTGCTGCATCAGAGTTTCCTGATGTTGTCCATTGAGTTTGGACTACCAATACAAGGTCTGTGTAGGTGCTGGGAATAGATGAAAAGGTGTAAGAGCTAGTGCTAGACCCAAGCGTGGTCGTAGCGATAGGTGTGTAAGTTGCTCCCGCTGCCATGACTTACCCCTTTATCCCGTACAACGCAAAATGTGTGCCAGTCTGAAAGTTTGTACCTGTTGAGTTGAATGTAATTGAGGTGATGGCAACTGGTGTCGCAGGCGACCAGAGACCTGAGTAAAGCTGAACTGTGCCTGAGCCGTTGTTATCATAACCAACAAGAGAGCGCGTGGTCTTATTCTTATTGGTTGATGTGTAGTCCAAGATGTCAATGACTGAAACTCCCATGCTTGAACCTGAGCCATAGAAGTATGAATAGATAAAGTTATTAGACAAGCCACCAGCAGAAGCCGTTGATCCGTTACCGCCAATATAGTGTGTGTAATAAGGCGATGTAGTTCCATTGAACTGCATATAACCGCCTTGTAAGCCATCACTAGCGGCAGCAATAATGCGAACCTGTAAGTGCTTATAGGTCGAAGGTATTGAGCTAAATGTCAGAGTATTGCTACCCGCTGGGCTAGCCGTAGCGATTGACTCATAACTTGTAGTCGAAGCGGCAACGCCTCCAGATAAAAGCCCTGAGATTACGTTAAGCAATAGCGCCCACCACATACCAAGTATCTGTTGCAGTCTTAATGCAGACCGCTGTTTTATATTGAGCCAAGGTTGGAGAAGCTGCAACTGCACCTGCCGAGAGGACTGTGGTAGTTCCGCTAGTCACGGCAGAAATAGTCACCGCTCCTGCGCCCTTGTTAAGAACTGTGATGGCAGTACCTACTGGGAACGCTACAGAGGCGTTTGTAGGGATTTTGAAGGCTACTGCGGTTGCCTTGTTCATTGGGACTAGGACTTGGTATTGATCCGTCAGGACTGCTGTGTAGTCCGCTGTCTGGTCTGAGCCTACTGTGAAGGTCACCAAGCCGTTTACGGTTGCTGCCGTTAATACGTCACCTGTTGCTGCTGGTAGTCCTGATGCCATGATTCTCCTAGTAACCTAAAGTGTTAGTGCCGATTATACCGTAATACGAGCTTCCAACGATGAAGCCATCGGCTATTGGCTCAAGCGTTGTGATATTAGCGGTCATCTTGTTAGGCGTGATAGACCAGTTAATGCCTTGGAACTGTAGGTTCTTTACAATAGTTGAGCCGTCAGGCTGGACGTTTGTAATAAGTAAGTTAGAGAAGTAATCCAGACCGAGCATTGTGTCGGTTGGGACGTTTGGATCTAGCAAGTCCACCGTCATCTCGTCGATGCGGATTGTTGTCTCTTGACGGGTAGCAACGTATTCCTTGGCGATATTGGTAACGATTGCATCTGTCTCGGCTACGAGGTCAGTCTGGGTGATTGAGTGAGGGAAGTACTTATCAATCGAAGTCTGGTTGATAGCGGTAACAACTGAGCCGCCTACGCGTCCGAGATTGGCTTGGTTAATGATGAGCTTATCATCGAAGGAATACTTGAGGTTCTTGTAAGGGATTCCACCTGATTGGTTAAAGGCTGTTGGAGCATTGGCAAGGCTAGACATAACCTGCGCACGGCTCTTGAATACGGCTGTGCCTGAGCCGTCCATATAGAACGCGCCTGTCTCAGAGAACTCGGCGTTCTTGATGGCTGCAAGGCTTGTACGGGTAGTTGCAGGGTCAGCGATGCAAGTGTTCGCTCCAGTAGCCACAGTACGCATTGAAGAAGGGAAAGAGACCTGATCTAATATCTTGCCGATGCGTGTACCTGTGTACTGCCCTGCGCCTGAGTCTGTAATGGTCGAGACGTTAGCCATATTGAATAGACGAAACGCATCTTGGCAGACAATATCGACATAACCAGTATCTTGATTAACTGGATAGGTATAGCGATACTCGATGGCATAGCCAGAGAAGAGATACTTCTGAGTCGTTGCTGTGGTCGCTGAGACGCGCACCTTCCGAAGAGGTACTAACTTGCCGTAGTAAGGGCTGGAAGTGTTTTGCGGGTTAAAGTAAGAGAGCGGGTCTAGGACTCGAACTGTGCATTGCCCTGCCTCGTACTGGTCACGCTGGATATTGCGACCACGGGTAATGCTGATCTCATAGACGTTCGGCGTCAAGTCAATCGTTGGCTCTGGAGAAGTTGAAGTGCCAAGCGTAGATGTACCGAGGATTCCGTACTTAGCGTCACCAATAACGAAGCCGTCATAACCAAAGGTTGCACCATTGGAAAAATCGAACGAGACCGCTATCTGCGCTGGAAGTGCCATTAGCCGAACATACCTGCGATTCTACCAATTTGAGATGGTGAACCTGAAAGGCTTGAGAGCTGCGCTCCTGCTAGGACTTGGTTGATAAGTTCCTGCTCACGAATGATATTGCCCTGCACGTTGTTGTTGATGATGATGGTGTCGCCAGCAGATTGCATACCATAAGAAGGGAAGTCCACGTTACTTGCTTGGTTAGCAATAGAGCCAGCATAGTCTCCATAGCCCGCCACAACGCCGATAGCGGCTAGTTCAGGGGCTAACCCTGCTGGTGTATAGGTGGACTTCATTGTGAGGCTGTCGAGCTTCTTTTGGAAGTCAATGATCCATTGGTCAAGATAAGCAAAGGGGTTCTTGGCGGTAGGAATGGATAAGAAATACTGGTAGAGCTTGCCAGTTGAATCTTGAGCCATGAGAATATCTTTTGTCAGTTTGGTAGCAAGGTCAGCATTGCCGTTGAGGATAGCCGCTTGAGCTTGAAGACGAGTTCTATCTTCTTCAGAGATATTGCCCTTGAGCGCTGCAATAATCTGAATCTGCTCTAAATCGAAGATGCTTTGAGCCTTTTTAAGTGCTGCTTGCTTCTTCTGCTCATCTGTGAGGGACTTGGTTGCCTTGACCTGCTTGGCTGTAAGTGCTGCTAATTCCTTGGCTCGCTTTGCTGCTGCCGCTTCTGCTGCACGTTGCTGTGCTGTGCGAGCATAAGTTCCAGCAGGTGACTTGGAACGATTGGTAGAAGGTTGCTTGCCAGCCATGAGTTCATTTACATCGCCACCAGCAAGGAAGTTTGTATAACCTACACGGAACTTTTCCACTAGACCGATTGCTGTGCCTAATACCACGATGATATTGCTTGTAGCCTTGGCGATATTGTCAATAGCTTTAGCTGCATCAGAAGCCTCTGTACCGCCACCAATACGAGCAAAGGCATCGACCAAGCCTTTACCGATTGTCTCCTTGGCGTTATCTCCTGCAATGGTAAGAACGTCAAGTTTGTAAGCCGTAGTTGATAGATAAGCGTCTGCTGCGCCAGCAGACTTGCCGAGCATGACACCAAGAATCTCATTGAATGACTTGCTCTTAAGTTCTGCCTGAGTCAAGCCTGTGTTGTATTTCTTCAGTCCCTTGGTAATTCCCACATATCCATTAGCCAAGTCCTGCGAGACGGTAGCCAAGTCCACGCCACTTGCGCGGCTGATTTGAATTGCATTGTTAAGAAGTTTCTGAGATTGAGTGAGTGATCCAGTAGTTGTCAGCAATGCTTGAAAGGCTGGGCGAAGAACGTCGTCTGCAATGGCTGACGACTTTTCAAGATTAGCAATGAAGTCTGTAACACGGCTCTGGGACATTGAGAGTCCGAGGTTATCTACAGCAGTTGCTAGTCGCTTGGCTGAGGCTTCATCTGCCGCAAAGGCTTTAACCGCTGCCTTGCCATAAGCAACCATGGCTGTAGTACCAAGTGCTAAACCAAGAGACTTGCCTAGAGACTTTACAGTCTTATTAAGCCCCTTGATGGACTTATCAGCTTTGTTGATTCCTGTGGCGTCAAGTGTGGTCGCAATTTGTATTGCTAGGTCTGTATTAGCCATTAGTCTTTAGTCCTTGCTCTGAAAGTTTTATTACCTGCACCTTTAGTAATAACTACGACTTTATTGTTAGCAGATTCGATAGCCTTTACAACCGCAGCAGTAGTTCTGCCTTGATCTTCAGCCCATGCTCTAAACATGAGGCGTCCTTTTGTTTTTCGAGTTCTGCGCCCTGGAGTGTTAGATTGCTGAGAATCGACCAAAGGTGGCAATGCGTTGATAAATTGGCGTCCTGCGTTAGGGTTCCATGAGCGATTGTTTTCTTTACCAACCGAGCGAGTTCCAGTTGTTTTGACTCCACCTGGGTAGTAATTGTAACTACCGCCGCCAACTGGCTGACCAGATGGATTCTTTCGACCAGCTGTTTCATAAATTGCACCAGCTGCCGAAGCGTTAAAGATTCGAGCAAGACTTCTAAAGCCTCGCTTATTAGGCTTGCCAGGTGTTGTTGAAAATCCTAAGCCCTTTTTCATAATGCCAGCATTGAAGGCACGATATTCCCACTCACCCACAGGGTTAGCCCAACCACTCAAAGGAGACTGAGCAGGGACGAATCCTTTAGCGCGATTAACTACCTTGCGCAAGTGTCCTGCAATTTCTTTCTGTGTCTCCTTGGCTAAATCTGGAGCATACTGCTTGAGTGCTTTACGAAGAGCGACTGCGCCTTGCAGTTCTACTGGCATCGCTTCGCTCCTTCGCTATGTCCTTGAGGACGTCAATATGTGCCTTAAACGCCATCGAAGGAAGTTCCACGATGGTTTGGAAGGGAACTCCATACTCGTAACTCAATCGAGCTGCGAGATAGGTGAGGGAGTTCCGATCTACCCTAAAGGGTCGGACTCTAAGACCTCGACTGACTTGAGAGTCTCAAGGAATCCTTCCCCGAAAGGTTTGACTGTTTCACCCGAACGTCGGATTGCTTCCCAGCACAACCAATAAACATCAGATTGCTTCTGATCTTCAATGAGTGCCTTATGAAAGCCTTTCTTGGCGTATTGCTCGAAGGCATACTCAATAAGTGGAGTAATTTCGTACTCTGTTACTGAGTTGTCTGCCCTTGTTACCTTGAGTTTTGCCATTTGTTAGCCCCTTACTTATTTATCAGGAAGTTGTGATTGCGATTGTACCTGAAACGTTCCAAGTTACGCTCTGAGTTGATAGGTCGCCAACTGCACCATTGATGTCAGTTGTGTTATTGACCAAGCATGTCATTGTGTAAAGTGGGTTTGTTGCAGATGTAGAAGCAGAAGTCTGCTTAACTGTTACGGTTGTGTTTGTACCCCATACAGCCTGAAGTGTCTGCAATGTCTTTGAAGTTGCTGCATCGTTGAAGAAGTCGATTGTGATGCTTGATGCTTCAAGACCCTTGACAAACTTGTGACCTGAGTCACCCATTGCTGTAACTTCAAGTTCATCGAATGAACGGTTGATTGTTACGCTTGAAACTAGAGAAGATAGATCTACCGCATTTACAGTAAGAACCACTCCATTACTTAGATATACTGCCACGGTTTATTCCTCTTCCTTCTTGGTTGTTGGCTTTGCTGTTGGAGCTACCTGACCGATTTTAATCAGGAACTCTTTGTTCTCTTTTTCCCATTGTGCTAAATCGGTCATGATTTAACTCCATTCCGTTAGGGTACTGATTGCAATGTCGCAAGTCAGTAAATCTCCAGAAGGGATTGACAACACGCTAGGCGCGCTGATGCTCCCTACGTTAAATACAATGCTGGAGGCTTCTAAAAGCGAGAAGACGCGAACTATGTCGGTCTCGATGCCAGCAAGGTTGCCCTCATTGTCTAGCAATGGGACAAGGATAGAAATCTTAAAGTTAGCCAACGGAGCAACTGAGGTGTAGTCGTTATTCGTTGGCGTGATGTATGGATCAGCGGGAGTCACGATAACGCTGTTAGCAATAGGCGTAGCAGGTGGAAATGAAAACACCGAATACTTTGAGTTGTCAGTAAGAGCAGTTGCGATGCTTGAGCGAAGTGTGGTGATGGCTGTCATTAGCCCACCATAGAACGAGGGTCAAGATAAGGAGCAAGCAAGCCACGAACGCGAGCAAGAAGTGTATTGCCCATGCGGTAAGGGCTTGGCGTGTATCCGTCAATAGATACGCCGCCGCTTGATGGAGCCTGACGGCTCTGCCAGATGTCAATAGAAATCATCAACGCAGCTTCCTGAATAGAAGGAATGTCTGCTGGTGTTAAATACTCGTCAGTAGATACTTTACCGAAAGGATTTACTGGGTGATAAGGCTTAACCGCGCCGCTTGAAACTGTGTAGGTAATTGAATACTCGCCTACTTCTGTAATGGTCTTAGATCCATTGAGGCGGCTGCCATTGCCTGTAACTGTAATGTCTTGCCCGACGTAATAAACGTCTTTTACTGATTCATCAAAATATAAAGTGCCAGTTGTGGCAGTTGATGAGTGTCCTACGTTGAAATTTGTATTTTGCCAGATGAAAGGAAGCAGCACATTATCAGCGGCATCGCAGACTTCCTGAAGAGTTGCGTCTGGGTAAAGACTACCTACTCCAAGAGCTGTGCGCAGTTCTGAAATTGTGCAAAGTGACATGGTTTCCTTTCTAAGACCGAGCAGGGGCGGAAGGGCTCCGCCGCCCCTGTCGGCGTACTAGAGGTTCGCTATTAAGCGAGGTTGTAGCGACGAACGCCTGCGCCACCCTTAAGGACAGCGATTGCGAGGTAGCCGTAAAGTGCGATTTCAATTTCGCCTGTTGTAAGAACATTAAGGCGAAGCTGAGTTGTTGGTGACTCATAGACATAGACTGACTCTGGAGCAACGAGGAACGCTGACTCATCAACGATTCCTGAAACTGTGATGTTGTGATCTACGATGAGTGAAGTGCCAAGGACGTTTCCAACGATAGATGTTGGAACAGTAGCGCCTGAAGCGTTCTGTGTCTGACCCTGTGCTGAGTAAAGCGGACGTGAAGCACCATCGACGTAGCCGTTGATTGCTGCCCACTGGTCTGTTGAAGCAACGAGCTTGTTAGCGAAATTGCCGCCTGTGTTCTTATACGCTGCCGCTGATTCGACAGAGATAAATGACTGCAGACCTGCCGCTGTTGCAGCTGTTCCTGTTGCAGCTGTTCCTGAAGCTGTAAACGCTGCGATAAGTGCTGCGTCTGTGGACTTCTCGTAAGCCTTGCGAAGTTCTGTCATGAGGAGATCCATGAACGCAGGTGATGAGCGGTCAATGAGTTCCCATGAAACAACGTTGCGACCAGCGAACTTATTTACGTTTACTGTGTCGTATGTCGAAGTCATGCCTGTTGTTGAAATTGTCTGTGCTTCATCAGCATCTGCAACTGTTGGAGCAGTTCCGAGCTTAGGAATTGTAAATGACATTCCTGAGCTTGGGAGAGCTTGTTTTGTCACAGCTTCAAACGCAGGGCGACCTGTGAATGTTGTTGTAACGAATTCGTTCATGTGCTGTGGGAGTGTAAGTCCTGTGTTTGTTGAAGTTGTATCATCAGCTGCAAGAACTGTGCGACGAGCGTTGTCGTCACCCATCGCTGCCTTGATTGATGCTTCAAGATACTGTGCTGATGTGATAGGGGCTGTGCGCTCCTTCACCTGAAGGTTTGCTACAACTGTTGGGCGAGCCGCTTCGACTGCTGCTGCTTCAACTGCTGGAGCTTCTACCGATGTAGTGGTTTCTTCCACGACTGGCTCGCTTTCTGGTTGGGTTTCTTCTGCTGGGATAACTTCCTCAGCAGCGATCTCAAGCACCTGAGCAGACTTAAAGGCTGGCTCTGTTACTAGAGAAACTTCTTTTAACTTGGCGGCAGTCACTACAATGTGACCGTCGCGTGATGGCTGTGATGCAATAACTTCTGCACCTACAGAAAGCCCGGATACTAAGCCTTCTTGTGCCTGAATGAGTGCATCGTTTCCGCCTGTAGAGCGGGAGAGCTTGAATGTTGCGTAAATGCCGTCAGGACGAACCTCAGCTGCGGTCATGCGACCAACTGGCTTCTTCATGTCGTGCTGTGATAGCAACTTAATCTTGGAGATGTCTGTGACGTCGATTGAGTTAGCAGCAAATACTACGCCGCCCATATTGGTTGAACCGACTTCGCCTGTTCCCATTGGCACAATTTTGCCTGAGATTTCACGGCGTTCTTCGCTGCACTCGATTGAGGCTGCTTCGATAATGAGTTCTGTCATTAACTGATTCCTTCGCTTCCGTTTGGAGTTAAGTCTGTCATTGCCATTGCTTGCTCGACTGTGATGAGGTTAAGAGATAGGAGCTTCTCTAGCACCTGAATTTCAACAAGTGGGTCTTGCTTTAAGAATGTATCTCCAACACAAAACTTGACTTCATGCCCTGCTGTTGAAATATCGTCCATGCTGAGGCGTGACTGAATCGCTTGGACGTATGGCTCAATAGATAGCGCGTAGAACTGCTTGCGCTCGTCTTGCACGTTGGCATAGGTCATTGTTGTGTTCTGATCTGCTGAAAGGTAATACGCTGGCACGTTCATAGCACGAGCAACCTGAGTAGACAGATTTTGGACTGCCTCGTTATACATCATGTCTTTAGGACTGAAAGCAACTGGAGAGTAGTCAAGAGTAGAAGTTAAATATGCTGTTGAGTTGTTTTGGCGGGCGCGCTTCCATGCAGCGATGAGACCTTGAACCTCAGCAGGTGGAAGGTCTGCTCCTGAGTTCTTTAAGAAACCCGCTGGCTGTGGGTTTGCAGAATTGACTGCTGCTGCACGATCGACGTCGATAGCAGCTTGAATGGTGCGACCTGCGCGGTCTAGCACTCCCTCATCAAATCCCTGAATGGTCACAATGTCGTTCATATCTACAGGAGACGCATCGATGTAATACTGAGTTACATGAATGCCAAAAAGGTCAGTAGTGAAAGTAACGCGAGTGTTAGCCACCCACTCGAAAGAAGCTGGGCGACCATCTTCTGCATAGCGCTCCGTAACTAGGAGATAAGATACTCCGTAGAATAGAAGTGAATCCACGATCCAACTGAGAGTGATGAAAGATGGCTGGTTCTTTGAAAGTTGCTTAATCCAACGAGGCGGTGCAATTACCTCGCCAGTTGAAGTCTTGTAATACTCAAGAGGAATAGATGCAACAGTTCCGCAGATAAGGTTGCGGGCTCTGGCTACTGAGGGAACGCTCATCGCATCATGGCGAGAGACTCTAGGAATAATCGCGTTGTAAAGTGCGGGTAGATTTTCACCCATGACCTGTGGCGCATATTGCGCTTCAATTACTTGCGGCTTACGCGAGAAGAGACCCATAGGGTGCAATTATACACTACATATAGGTTATTCTGAGTATATAGCCGCTACCTGTTGTGGTTTCACAAGTTGGTGGACAACCATGGCGGTTGAGATAGCACCCGATACATCTCCTGCTGACTTGCGTTTAACAATGCGCCAAGAAGAGTCATTTGTCTTAGCTGCGCAGTTATTCATCTGTTGAATCCAGTTCTCTTGCCCTGAATGAACGAGGCGATGGTTTACAAGGCTATCCAATAGATCACCGCAAGCCTGATAGAACGCAGCTCCAGATATGTCCATTGTCATACACCCTGCATTGGTTAATCGGTCTGCGATTGATTGCGCCGTATATTTATCAAAACAGATTTGGCGTGGGCGATACTGGTCAGCCCAGCCTTTGATGTCAGCAGCGATCTTAAGGTCATCAACCGATACTTGCGACTCCCACGTTTGGAGAATTCCCACGCCAATTCTGCCGTCAGGCAATATCTGACCAGCAACGAGGCTCGCATTGCGGCGAGAAGGAGAGACGTCGAAAGCAAAGACTGTATAACCGCCGACAGGAATCGTGAGCGAGGAGTCGGACGTTTCCTCAAGGACTCCGTGAGGCCAAGGAGATGAGAGAGAATCAATCCATTGACATAGCAACTCAGTTCGAGTGTTTTCAATAGGGCTAGTAGCAACAGCTTCTTCAAGGGTTTCCTCCGTAATGGTATAGCCAAGCGCAGGGTTAGCCTGAGCCCAGCCATGTCGGTCTGTGATCTTGCAATATTGGGGAGCCGAGTATTCGTAAAAGCCAAAAGACTTCGGTGGGTTTTCTAAGGCTCTTTCTCTCATGCCATTGAGAACTACTGAGAAAGCGTCTCCTGCATTAGAGGTAAGAAGCGTCTGAGAATTTGGACGCGCTCTAGTCGTTGGAATTGCCGCTCGGTATCCTTCTTCATTGATCTCTCGGAGTTCGTCGATGAATAGGAAGTCCGCAGTTCTTCCGCGAGAGCCGTCTCTAGTAGCTGCAACAACGTCCAGCCTTCGCCCGTCCAACATTTCAATAGATTCAGTTCCATTTGCGTAGCGAATCTGTTTAACGAATCCCTTGAGGTGGTCATTGGTCTCCAATACCTGTGCAACTTGTCGGAAGGTGTCTAAAGCCATGGATCTATTCGAGGACATAATGAGAACGTTCTTTGAGTCCCATTTAAGTAAGTGGGCAAGGATAAGCATGCGAGCAAGGTGGGTTTTACCGTTCTGACGGGCAATAAGTAGGAGGTTGGTCTTGCGTACCCAATCACCCTTCTTATCTACCGTCAGCATGTCTTTCAAGACGTACTCCTGCCACGGTAATAGCGGCATCTGGATAATCTCGCAGAGGTCTTTTACATCTTGGAGCTTAGAAGTTCCTTTGAGGGGTATGGATTGAAGCCGTGGTTTGACTGCCCCTCGTAGGGCTTTGGAGCGTTTGGGAGCCATCGGGTTAGTTACCGACTGGCTTGGACTGGAACGGACTGTCTTGGTGAACCGTGGACTGCATCGGGGACGGATAGGCAGA